AATGAACTATGGTACAACTTTTGCGGCAATATCATCACGTGGTTGGTTCAGAACTTCAGTTCAGGCACCTATATTCTATGATAATGATGATACTGGATACTATGGTAATTATGCAGGTGATAGAAGCACCAGCGTTAATGGATTTACCGCAAGAACAGTAGAAGGAACCAAAGGAACATGGAAATACAATATCCCAAGATTTATTCATACGGGCGACTCTAATTATTGGGTTGGAAGTATGGGTTGGGGTACAACTGACTTCAACACTATGATGACATGGGGTAGTGGATTCATTGATTCTTGGTCAAACCCATCAAATCAACCATCTGGTACTTCACATTGGGTAGGTACTCAAGCATATCACTACACCAATGCATACAATAGTGCATATGGTTGGCAGTTGGTAGGTGGTCCAATTGGAAATTTACGATTCCGTCAATCTTGGCCAAATGCTGGTACTTGGAGAACTGTACCTATGCTTGATGTGAATGATGGAAATAGTGGAGCAATGTATGCTGGAATTTATTATGATTCGGCTGATAGTGCATATTATGCAGACCCAGCATCAACATCTCGTTTAAATATAACTAAGACTGCATTAAAAGCTCATAATGATATGAGTGGTTATGGAGAAGGAAACTGGGTTTCAGATTTCAATCGAACTCCAATAAGTTCATTTACGTTTGGTGAAGATAAATATAATGGTGGTCCATCTGGAACTTGGTGGTTCCAGGTAAATATGAGACATGCAAACTCAAGTAACTATTGGGGAACTCAATTGGCATATGGATGGGAAGATAATGCAAATGAAATTTATCAAAGAAATATTACCGGAGGAAGTTTCAGCGGATGGGTTAGATATCTAAATTCAAACAACTATTCTGGTTATTCAAATTTCGGAACAGGTACAGTTTATGGTGGTATATATTACGATGGTAATAACTCTGGATACTATGGTGATTTTGCATCAACATCTCGTTTCAATACAACCATAACTGATACAACATACTTCGGTTCAGATACTAATAAAGGTAGAGCACAGGGATATGGTACTTGGTCAAATTCATTCCATAAAACGGCATACATGTCATTTGACTGGAACGCGAATTATGACACTTATTCAAATCATGGTATCGCATCTACTGATTTAAATGGTTCGTTTAGTGATTCGATGAGTATTAACTCATTTAATGATATCAACTTAAGATTAGATTCAAATGATAATAATGCAAACTCATATGTAAGAATACATGATAATACTACTGGCCAGTCAGTTTCCGTAGCATATATCGGACGAGAGAGTGGTAACCCTATTGCATATTTCAATAATAGAGTATATGGTAACGTATATTACCACAACAGTGATACTGCATATTATTTGGCTCCGAATGGTACTTCCAGATTGAATAGAACAAACTATGATTATGTTTATTCTTATAACTGGGTTTACGCACAGGGTGATGTTATTGCATACTACTCTGATGAAAGATTAAAAACTAAAGTTGGTTCTATTGAAAACGCTTTAGATAAAATCTCTAAATTGAATGGATTCTATTATGTTGAAAATGATTTAGCAAAATCATTCGGATACAAAAACGAAAAAAGACAATTAGGTTTATCAGCACAAGAAGTACAAGAAGTTTTACCTGAAATTGTGACATTAGCACCATTTGATACGGAAACTGATAAAAATAATAATATTGTAGGTTCCAAATCTGGAGAAGATTACTTAACTGTAAACTACGCTAAAGTAGTTCCTCTTTTAGTTGAAGGTATTAAAGAACAAACCGAAATAATCAATTCTCAGCAAAAACAAATTGATGAATTAAAAGAAATGATTAAATCTTTGATAAAATAATTGATATTTATATAAAAGAAGAAAAACTCCCAATCATACAACCAAAATTTATGTTTTGGGATTTTTCTTTATATTTATATGTGTATTTGATATTATAATCAAACTAAACTTATTGGAGAAATAAAATATGGCAGAAAGAATTGTATCACCCGGAGTATTCACAAGAGAAAACGATTTATCGTTCTTGGCTCAGGGTATCGGAGAAATTGGAGCAGCGTTTATAGGACCTTTCAAACAAGGACCTGCGTTTGTTCCCACAATCGTAAGAACACAATCAGAATTCGAAAACATTTTCGGAACACCTGATGGAACATACTACACAGAGTATGCGGTTCAAAACTATTTAAGAGAAGCAGGTACTGTGACTGTTGTAAGGGTAATGGATACCGGAGGATATACACAAGCTACACCAATTGGTTTAGTTGCTAGTGGTTCTGCTGGTAAGAAATTAATCTCTACTATTCACTCAACCAACAATGGTGATGCTGAAGTAGGATTTGGTCCATTTACTGTAACACCATCATTAACTATATCTGGTTCATTTGTAGTTTCTGGTTCTGGTATTGGTTTTGTATCATCATCTTTAGTTCCATCGGCAACTAATGATGTAAGTGATGTATTTGGTGAATCACCATTTGGTTCAAAAGATGGATATGTTTATTCATACTTTGAAAATGAAGCATCTGCATTTAATTACAATACAAGCAATCCTGCTGGAGCAGTTGTAGCAATTGCATTACCATCTCAAGTATTTGGTGGTACTGATTTAGGATTAGGAGCACCTTCGCAAGCTGGAGCATCTCCTGCACAAACTCCTTATGTAAAATCACAACTTATTTCTGGTGAGAGATATGAATTATTCCGTTTCCATACATTAGGATATGGTAACAACGAAAACACAAGATTTAAAATCGGTATTTCTAATGTGAAAGCAGCTGGTGAAGATGGAGCAACTGATTACTCTACATTCTCTGTATCTGTAAGAGCATACAATGATACTGATAAGAGAAAATCAGTATTAGAAACATTTAACAACGTAAACTTAGACCCTGCATCTCCTAACTTTATAGCTAGAGTAATTGGTGATAGATTTATGACAATTGATTCAACTGGTAAAATTACTGAATATGGTGATTGGTTGAATAACTCAAAATATATTAGAGTAGAAGTTAAAGAGCAAGGTTCATACCCTGTATCAGCAGCACCATTTGGACATGGAGCTTATACTAATCCAATTGAAACAACAACAACAACACAGGCCGAATGGATACCTGCTGTTGTTTTCCAAACTGGTTCAGTAGATAATACTGCTGGTTCACCAATTTATTTTGCTGGTTTTGATTTCGAAACAATTGGTATTAAATTAGATAACGCTAATTATTTGGCACCATTACCAACTACTAAAATTGGAGCAAACGTAGATTTCGGATTTGATTCTCAACTTACTTATGTAATGAGTGGTTCTGATTCAACTGATATGGCTAAGAGACAATTTATATTAGGTTTCCAAGGTGGATTTAACGGACAATCTCCGGCAACTCCAATTAACTTAGGAACGGCAATATCAGCAGCTAACTCACAGGGATTTGATTTATCAACTTCTGTAGCTAGTGGATATGAGGCATACTCTAAAGCAATCAACGCAATTTCAAACGCTGATGAATATGATATCAATATGGTTGTAACTCCGGGTGTTATTAGAAGATTACACACTCCGGTTACTACTAAAGTAATTGATATGGTTGAAGCTAGACAAGATTGTTTCTACATCGCTGATTTTAACGCAGCACCTGATACAATAGCACAAGCTACTACTCAGGCAGCAGCAGTTGATTCAAACTACGCTGGTACTTACTACCCTTGGGTTAAGATGGTTGATTCAAACACTAACAAATTAATAAGTGTTCCACCATCAGTATTGTTACCTGCTGTGTACGCATCAAATGACGCTATTGCGGCTGAATGGTTCGCACCTGCTGGTTTGAATAGAGGAGGAATCGTAGGAGCTGTTTCAGTTCTTAATAGATTAACACATTCTGAAAGAGATACTTTATATGAAAACAAAGTAAACCCAATCGCTTCTTTCCCTGGGCAAGGTATTGTAGCATTTGGACAAAAAACGTTGCAAGATAAAGCATCAGCATTGGATAGAATCAACGTAAGAAGATTATTGATTACCGTTAAAAAGTATATCGCATCTACTTCTAGATTCTTAGTGTTCGAACAAAATACCGCAGCAACTCGTGGTAGATTTATCAACACTGTACAACCTTACTTAGAAGGAATTCAACAAAGACAAGGTTTATACGCATTCAAAGTAGTTATGGATGAATCTAACAACACACCTGATGTAGTAGATAGAAACATTTTAGCAGGACAGATATTCTTACAACCAGCAAAAACTGCTGAATTTATTGTAATTGATTTCAATATCTTACCTACTGGAGCAAGTTTCTCAGCATAAATTAACAAATAAAAAAATAACTAATATTTATTAGTATAATAGGAGATAAAACATGGCAGAAGTATTAGAATTTTCACAAATGATGTTTACCAACTTCGAACCGAAGATGAAGAACCGCTATATTATGGAGATTGACGGAATTCAATCTTACTTAATAAAATCAGCGGCTAGACCATCTATCACTTTCGAACCGGTTAAACTAGACCATATCAACACTTATCGCAAATTGCAAGGTAAGGGAGAATGGCAGGACATTACAATAACATTGTATGACCCAATCGTTCCATCTGGAGCACAACAAGTAATGGAATGGGTTCGTTTAGGATATGAATCGTTAACTGGTAGAAAAGGTTACGCCGATTTCTATAAAAAGGACATCGATTTCTATATGCTAGGGCCTGTTGGTGATAAAATCGAACAATGGAAGTTAAAAGGAGCATTTATTGTATCTGCTAACTTCGGAGATTTATCATTTGATTCAAACGATGCAGCTGATATCGAATTGACATTGGCTTATGATTACGCAATTTTAGAATTCTAAAATAAAAATCAATAATTACATTAATTAGAGAGGTTCTTTTATTAAGAATCTCTCTTTTTTTTTAATTTTTCAAAAAGTATATATTTATATACAAACAAATAAAGGTTAATTATGAGCAATACTAAATTCGATTTCCCAACGGAAATTATTGATTTACCATCAAAGGGGTTAGTGTATCCCGAAAAACACCCATTAAGAAAGGGTAACATTGAAATCAAATACATGACAGCTAGAGAAGAAGATATCCTTGCATCACAAACTTTAATTAAAA